CATCCTCCGGGGTGAACAGTAGCTTGCCGTCTGCATCGCACACGGTGAAAACGACCATGCGCGCGCGCTTGTTCGCCAGCGCCGTCGCGCGATCGCTCCCGATGAGCGCCTCGAAAGCATCGCGCTCGATCCCGCTCATGACGCGCACGAAAATGGTGCCGCCGAGTTCCGGCACGTCGATCTCCTCGCGCGCGAGCGGCCGCGGCGCGAGGATCTGCTCGCGGGTGAGCATCAGGCGAACCAGGCCGGTTGACTGCTCACGCGCAGCACTACCTGGTTGCCGACCGCCCCGTCAGGCTTGACGCCATCGAAGGTGTACTGCGGCACGAACGCCAGGAAGGCCGCGACGGTGCCGTCGCTGAGCGTCAGGGAGAACGCGGTCAGCAACTGCTGGATCTTGGACTTGCGGAGCTGCGTCTGCCCGGCATCCGAGATCTGGAACATCGTCAGGGTGACGTTGCCGAAATCCTGCAGGCCCATCTGAAATTCCTTGGCCGCGGACTGCAGGTTCGTGGTGTCGATCTCGTTCGCCTTGCCGTCGAAGCCCTGGATCGCACTCACGGCGCCGACGTTCTGCATCGTCTGCTTCGTGGACGTGCCGCCCGAGACATAGGCGGCATTCGCCGAGCCGTCCTCGCCCTTGAGCGTGAACTGCGAGCCGCTGGCGGCCGCGACGACGAAGGCGCGCCCATTGAGATTCGTCGGCCCGACGAGTCCATTGAGCACGACAATATCGCCGTTGCTGTAGGTGTTGACGGCCTGCACGACGACGGGATTCGCCGCGCTGACCCCCGTGATCGTCGCCGGTGCGAGCGCGGCGGTTGCCACCGCGAGCTGACCGCCTTGACCCTTGATTGCAGCCATGTTCAGAAACTCCGTGTGTTAGGACGACCAAATTTGAAACGTGAAGCCGCAGCGATAGACGCCGCTGTCCTGCTGGAAATGGAACTGATCGGCGACGTTGCTGGTGCAGACGTGCCCGGCGTTTTGAAGCGCCGTGCGGCAGGCATTCGCCACCTTCACCGCGTCTGCGTACTTCATGCCCCAGGCATCGAGCGCGACGTGCCCGCGATCGAGTCCCGCCGGCCCGCTGAGCGTGTTCAACGGCTCGAGCTTTTCGAGCGCGAGCACGACGTACGGGAAACTCTGGCCCTGCATCTCCTCGACCGGGCCGATGCGATCGGCGACGAGGTTGCGCACGCCGCTATCCGCCAGCAGCGCGTCGCGGGCGATCTTGACGGTCACGACTTGCCTACGCTGCCGGACTGGCCGGGACTCATGCCCTCGACCGCCGTGATGTCGAGTTCGTGGTGGCGCTCGTCGACGTCGGTCACGTTCGTGATATTGAAAATCCGGCTACCCATGACGATGCGGTGCGCGGTCGAGATGCCGGGCCGGTAGCGCATCACGATCGTGAACATCGACTGCGACCTGGCGCTGCCGCCGACGTCGATCTCATGGCCGCCGGTCGGCTGCAGCTCGAAACGCACCGGGCCGACGTCCTGCCAGAGCGTTTCCTGGCCGCCGTAGTCGTCGCGTGACTCGGTGCGGCGCTGCAGGGTGCCGCTCTTGCGCAGCGCGCCGGCGCGCACCTAGAACAGCTCCACGACCCAGGGATCGATCAGCGAATCGATGTAGGGCAGCTCATTGACGACGATGCGCGTGCCGACGACGACCTCCTCGCGGTTGTCGTACAGCGTCGCCAGGCGCAATTTCATCCACGTCATGATCGACGGCGGGATCGCCGCCGCGTTCGCGTAGCCGGCTGTGTAAACGACTTCGATCGCGCCGATCTGCGGCATCACATCGACCGGCCAGATCTTTCCGAATGGCGGCGTGATGCGCGCCAGGTTGTCGATCTGCTTGTTGCCGCCGGCAGTCAGATCGATGTAGTCGGTGCCGGCGGTGAGTGTCTTGGTGGTCCCGTCGAGCGCCAGGTACTTGATCGAGACGATCGACTGCACTGGCGGCCGCTCGAGGATGATCGCGTCCTCCGGCAGCAGGTACGGAATCGAATACGGGATGCCGATGAGAGAGGGACCGGGAAAGCCGTCGAGCGTCAGCCGCCAGGTCTGCGGCATCAGCGAGCGGCGCGTCTTCGTCTCGGCGAAATCGCGGGCCGCGGAGATCATCGCGCCGATCATTGCGTCGTCGTCGGCGATGTCGACGCGTGCCCAGGCTTTCGCCTCGGCAACGGTGATCGGCTCCGACGTCGGGCCAGTTACTAGCGTTAGCGGCATGGAAAACTGCCGGGGCGAGAGACGCCCCGGCTAAGTCCTCTACAGGGGTGAAACGCTTAAACGACCTGCGCGACGCCCGCCTGGTTGAAGGCGGCGCCGGCATCCTCGAAGCGCGGGAAGCACCCGAACAGCGCGGCGCTGAGCTGCGTCGCCGCCGTGCCGACCGTGACCGTCAGGCGCACGAACTCGAAACCGCCTTCGGTATCGAGATCCGCGGCCTTCAGGTTGATCAGCGCCTGGCGGTTGTTGCCGCCGGCCGCGAGGAGCTGCGTGATCGCCTTGCCCGTCACGTCCTTGACGTTCGCACCGCCGGACGTCTGAGCCTGCTGCAGCTTCGCGTCGACCGTGGCGGACGCGCCAAAGGCGCCGACATCGATCAGCGCGAGCAGCGCGTGGAAGTTCTTGATGTCGACGTAGCCCGTCGACACGGCGCCGGCCGCCTGGCTTGCCGAATCGAGAGTCGCGAGCAGTGCCATGTGCTCGCTCGGCTTGGCATTCGGAGTCATCGGAATTTACCTCTTGAAGAAAGGGGGGAGAGAAACAGCCGGGCCGCGGGCGCCCGGCGTGTCTGTCAGCGATCGGCTTAGCGAGCCTGCAACTGCACGAAGGGCGACAGGGTGTTGCTACCCTTGGCCTGCGTGATCGGCGCGACGATCTTCGGCTGCCCGTCCACGCGGAACGTGGTGCGGAAAGCCGTTGCATCGGCGTCGAAATACAGGTGCATCGAGCTTGCGGTGGAGACGCCGCCGGCTTTCTCGATCGTGCGATACCACTTCGGGCACCACAGGAGCACGTCACCCTGTGAGGAGAACGCGGCTGCGTGCTGGCTCACGGTGATCGGCCGCCCGAGCAGCGTGCCGTACGGGCTACCCTGAATGCCGCCGGCAGACGGGCTCGCCGTCGGCAGGTAGATCGGGTAGTTGCCGAGCGTCAGGGTGAACAGCGCCGGCAGCGCGTCCGGGGTGATCAGCCACGACGCATCGGCGAAGGCGCCAGGGGGAAGGCGCGCGACCATGTTCGCGAAGTTGTTCGCGGTCACGGTGAGCGTCGCTTGGCCGCTGTCCTTGTTCTGCGTGACCGCAGCCGCGCTCTTGAACGCGCCTTGCGGCTGGCCGTTGCCGTTGCCGAACAGGATCGCCTCGTTCGTCTTCCAGCGAATCGAGCGCGCCATGAGCGGCTGAATGTAGGCATCGAGCGCCGGGCCGTCCGCGATCAGCTCGTCGGTCAGCGGTACGAGCGCCATTAGCTTTGAGAGCCGCAGCGTCGTGGTGCCGATCTTCGGCTTGGTCTGCGTGGCGACGGTCGCCTCCGCCTGCCAGTAGGCGCGCACACCGTCCGTGCCCCACGGCGTTGTCTCGTCCTTCGGGAAGACCATGCTGTTGCCCGATACCGGCGTGGTGTCGGTGAGCGGCAGCAGCGCGTCGTCCGCGAGCGAAAGCGTGTAGATGCTCTGCGCGTACTCGGGCGGGATCGCGAAGCCGCCATCCTGGCCGACGCCTTCGGAGCCGAAGGTGGTCGGCGCCGCGGCGACGATCAGGCGTTGATCGACCTGCCCGCCATGCGAGCGGCCGGCTGTCGCGACTGCCTGCGCGAACTCGCCGAGCGACTTAAAGCCGCGCTTCGGGTCATCGAGGATCAGCTCGCGCACGCCAGAGATCCGGGTCGCGCCGGGCACTTCAGCCACGCCAAGCGCGGCCTCCTCGCGGACGAGCGCCTCCTCGCGCGCGATCGCCGACTTGGTGCGCTCGAGTTCGGCCGAATGGCCGTCGAACGCCTTCTGCTGCTCCTCGCTGAGCGGTGCATCGCCGGCAGCATCGGACAGTTCGCGCATCGACTTGACGATCGATGCCTGGCGCGCCCGCAGGGCGCGGATTGACTTGTTCACGGGTAAAACTCCTGAAAGGGTGGATAGGTGTATGGCGATTCCCGGCCGACGGGCCGGTTCGGCGCGCGCCGATGGGCGGCGCCGTCGGGGTTCGCCTTACCCCTCTAGCTCTGCACTGGCGATCGCGACCTCGCGCTGGTGGCGCGCACCGGCACCGCGGCGCGCAAGCCGCGCGCTCATGCGCTGCACGACCTCCGCGAGCGTCGCCTGGCCGTCGATCATGTTCTCGCTGGCCGCCTGCGCCGGCAGGAGCACGCGCCCCTGCCCCATGCCCTCGCGCACCGACTTGAGCGATGCGCCGCGGCCGCGCGCGACGGCGCGGATGAACGATTCGTAATACTGATCGACCGATGCCTGCATCGCCATGCGCGCCTCATCGCTGAGCGGCGCGTAAGGGTTGCCCTCGATCTTGTACTTGCCGGCCGAAATGAAGTTGACCGTCACGCCGTCTTGCTTCAGCGCTTCGGAATAGTCGGCGTGCATGGCGTAGACGCCGATCGAGCCGACCTCGGCGCCGGGAGCTGCGTAGAACTCGGTCGCCTGCGCCCCGGTCCAATAAGCGGCGCTTGCGGCGAGAGAGTTCGCGACCGCAGCAATCGGTTTTGCACCGCGGGCCTGATAGATCGCATCCCCGAGTTCCTCCACGCCGTAAACGCTGCCGCCGGGTGAATCGATGTCGAGCACGATGCCGCCGATCTGCGGGTCGCTCGCGGCGGCGCGCACCGCCGCGCCAAGGCGCGCCGAGCTGGTGGTCGGGGTCGACATATCGGCCATCTCGCCGCGCTGCGTGAGCACGCCGTAAACGCCGATGACCGCGATCGTGCCGCTGTAGCTCTGCGCCTGGCGCGCACGCGCCTCCCATCGCTCCTTGCCGGCATCGACGAGCGCGCGATCGGTATCGCCGAGCGCGTGGCCGCCCTCGATGCGATTGATCACGCGCGCGATCGTCGGCAGATAGTCCGGCAGCACCGCCCACGGGTGCCGTCGCAGTTCCGCCAGGTAGGGATGTCCGCGCATTCAGGTTTCTCCGTAAGCGAGCCGCGTCAGCAGCTCACGATTCCGCTCGACCGTTCCGTTGCGAGCGGCGCAATAGTCCATAGCCGCATCGAGCCCGACGCCGAGCACGTCGGCGACGAATCGGGCGTGTTTCTCAAGCGAGCCGTTCCGGCCCTCCGCCTCGGCCCGCAGGATCCGCTCGATCGCCGAGCTGGCGATCGCGAGCAGCCGCGCGCCCTTCCCGCCTGGCTCGCCTGCTGGCGCACCGGCCGCCGTCGGCTGCACCGGCTTGGCGGCCGCCGCGTTCTCAAGCGTCTGATAGTTCACCGGCACGAACCGCTTATCGCCGTTCGGCACGGGGTTCTCCCCCTCGCGGATGCGGATGTCGTTCGGCGAGAGCGCGCCGACC